AGAACTGTCCAGAAGTAGCACTGATGACGTTTAGATGAGCGCCGACGTCTGAATCGGCGTATCCTGCAGGAACAGAATCCCATGAATAGTCAGAACCGTTCCAACTTAGATACTCGCCAGATGCAGCAGTGCTTGTGTTTAAGTGCACGTTTACATCTGAGTCAGCATACGATGACGTTGAGGAAGCATATTGTAGTGCGTTCCAAGCAGTCGATCCGTTACCAATCTTGAACTTGAATGTATCTGTCTCTACGCCCATCTCACCGTTGGCGAGCGTTGGGTTATTGCTAGTCCAATTAGCGGCAGTATCCCTACGAAGTTGAATTCTAGTTGCCACTTTTATCCTCCTGAAATTGTTTCAACGAAACTCGTTGTTGACGAAACACCGCCATCTATTATTGTTTCAAATGTTACTGTTGACGAACTGCCGCCATCGTACGACTCCAATATATCATACTTGCCTTGGTCCATGGTCTCCAGCGTATTAGACATTCTAATTGCTGGTCTAGACGCAGCACTATCATCATCAAAGGTTGGAGACGTAGCAATAGCAATTTCTTGCAACGATTCATACTGATTCTCAACATCACCCAAGGTGAGATCAGAGTCAGCAGCAAACCGACCAAGTGTATCTTCAAGGTATACTCGCGCGATACCATCAGAGTCTTCTGACGTTATAATACCTGTCGCGTCAGTCACGAAACTCTGCGCCAGAACGCTTTCTTGAGTAAGAATACCAACCTCAGGATCTTCTGCAATGACCTCTGGTGTCAGTATATCTAGTTGTCCTATCGAAACGATCTGTACTTCGTTACCGAAATAAAACCCAGCAGGGTGGACAAAAAGTTTATATGCCTCACCCCAAACACTTGCAGGCAAGGATACTTTAATCAGCAGAGCATAAGTCTGATAAAGTTTATCGTTAATTAAAAACTTATCTGACCCAGCGCCAATAAACGAATCAGTTTGACTTTCGCCGTATACGTGAAAGACTTTGCTTTTGGTGTAAACAATCTCAGGGTCTACGCCATAGAAAGTTCGAAAGAACTGCTGTATGGAATACTTAGAACCCTTTGACTGATACAGAATGCTGCTGTACTTTGCCGCTGCCCTTCTATCCGAAAATCCTTTAAAATAGTTTTCTCCAAGAAGGAGTTCGTTCTCGATATATTTTAAAAGCGCCTCGTTGGTCTGCGTTATATCACGTATAGTTCTAAAGTCGTCAATCGTCACGTCACCCGTGCCGGACTCCTTTAGATGCTCAAGCGCATACTCAAGAAATTTAATGATGTTAGGATATTCTTCAACGAAGTAACTCGGCAGAACATCTCGAACAAAATTTCGATTAAATTCTAGATTGCGCCTGTTTATGTCTTTAGTAGTAATATCCATTATAGACTTGTTACAGGAACGCCTCTGCTAATTGATTCGCCTTCGTCGAATTCAATGATATTATTTAGAGTCGGCGAAACAGCACTCTGATTACCAGGAACTGCTTTTATCTTAAGATAGTTTACGCCAGCAGTGATAGCAGTTGGCGCAAATCCTACAAGGTTTAAAGTACCTGTGCCTGCTACAAAAGAACCAACGTCATCAACTATCACATCGTTAGAAGAATTATTTGCTACGACCTGTAGAATATTGGTTCCGAGTTTATTCTTAATGCTGCAGGCAGAAGTGACGCCAGAGTATCTAAACAAAGAACTGGTGATGGTATGCGTTTCAGAGTTTGGTGCTTCAATAGGAACTGGATACTTCAAAGTGTATGACTTGCTAGTTGATAAATCAGGAGTAATGCGCTGCTGTAATTTCACATCACAACGAGAAGAAAGAACAGCGGTGCTGACATCATCTACCAATGCTAGCATATTTGATCTACGGAAAGACTCAAAGAATCCACCAGTGTTGGTTGTAAAATAATTTCTGACAACTGTCTCAACATCATTTTCGGTTCTGCCGATGGTAAATGTTGTCAAGTTTTGATTAAACTGGAAGAATAGATTGGTTTCGAGATATGTGGTAATCGGATCGGCGAAACGTAGTGTAAATGAAACAACGGCAAGGTCGTTCGCTAAGGCAACTATTCCGTCTTTGATGGTTTGTTGAATACTTGCTTGCACGCCATCCTTAAATTTAATGGACATATAGACGGTGCCAAACTCTGGTTGCAAATTATCCTGTCCGCCCCAAGCTTGTATATCTTCAATAAAGGAACCATATTCCCGTAGAGCAATCGCACTGTAATCTGCAGCAGTCACCAATCGGTTTTGTGCAGCATACTGATACGGTGCGTTCTTTCGTATTGATTCAATGTTTTCTTTTTCAGTACCACCAGATGCCGCTGAAGATGTAGTAACTGATAAGGTATAGTCTACACCATTAACATTTACATCATTTTGCGGCACGAAGATATTTGATCCGTTTGCTTCTGGTCCTGTAGCACGCAAGTATGAAACTGTGATCTGATTACCAGAAGAGGGCGTAACGCCCAACGTTGTGCCGTTACTGAAAGAAAGCTCATAGAAACCATTTGGCGATTCGCGCAAGACGTACAACTTTGAGGTTTCGTCGATTGACGTTGCTTCTGTAATGTTAGTATATGTGACCGTTTCAGTTGCGGACGGTGAACTCTTTACGCTGACGATAGCAGTTGAAGTATCCATCTGTAAATCAGGAATAACATATATCGGATTCTCTTCATACGATCCGACAAGAAATGTTTTCGTTGCGATCAACCCTTCGTATAGTTTAATGTCAGAAGAACCCAAAACGTCTTTAAAGATGTAGATACCGCTGTCATCATTCGCCGTTAATGTTTCTCGTGTTTGAAAAACATAATTCACATTATCAACGCTTCCATTAAATTTGGTGCCAGAAGAAAGTTGAATAATAGAAGGTCGGTTAACAACACCGGATAAGTCTAAACGAAGATTGACAATAGCAACTGATGCTCGTTTCGAGTGAGCGATATACCCTATGCTAGAAGCAAGCGATACCACGCTTCCGCGTAATTGTGCTGTTGTCAAGAAAGATTCGTTTAAGGTAAAGTTTGCTAAGAGCGCGTTATAATGCGTGTTATACGCCAAGACGTCAAGGATGTTAGACAATCCAGATGCCTCGAAGTTATAATCCGTGAACTCCTCCTTCGATTGCAAGAAGGTCTTTAGATTATTTTTAATCGCATTAAAATCTAAACTTGTAGATTTGATTGTTGTATCGGACATTATCTCAACCTGTTAATGAAAGTGGTGAGGGTTACTGTTTCATTCGTAGAAAGTATTGATAACTCTACTGTCAAGGCAAGTGTATGAGGACTACTTTCTGATGCCTTGAAAATTATTTTTCTGACTTCTACTCTTGGTTCGTAAAACGGTATATTAATACTAATTTGTCGCTCAATCTTACGACGAGTTATCGCATCGTTTAGTTCAAATAACTGCGACGTTGCGCCTATACCAAAATCAGGATTAAACGGTTTCTCGCCTTTATCGGTCAGCAGTACATTCTTACATGCCTGAAGAACCGCACCGATATTAAACTTTTTATATATGTCGCCTTTCTTACCGCCACCAGGACCTGGTTTCGCTTCAAAGGTGAGGTCTATATCAGTATACGAAGTCTGCTTGCTTGATACTAAACTTGTACGGTTATTTGCACCGTCTTCGTATGCAACGATTCTTCTAGTGGCCATAAGAAATCACTTTTTTCTTTTATTTATACTGATTGCGGGAGAACCTCAACGAATTCCTTTGCAAGAAGAGTTTGATTAAAGTATGTGAAGATATCATACGTGTCACTCAATCCAATAACTCCAGCGAGTGAACCGAGCAAACTTTCTTCTAAAGGATTCGTGCCGATTATAATTTGGCAAGATAATAAACCGTTCGGGTCAAATGTATCATAGTCCAATGCTATCCATTCGAATATCGCGTGATCTTTCAGGTAGACGGCAAGGTCAAAGGTCTTCGCCAGATCCATTTTACCTGCAGCATTCAAGAGTTTATATACAGCAACGCTGCCGTCTTTCTTTCCAGAAGGTATAGCATTCAACACACCATCGTCAAATTCTACTTCGGGCAACAGATCAGCATAACCTTCTGTTACAACAAAACGTTGGTTTTTAAACGCAGGAGCGTTATTCACCAAATCCACTATCTCTGAGTGTTTGCGCAGATTATCGACCAAGGAAAGTTGATCTACCTTATTGTTAGATAAATTGCTAGTAGATCTTGGGTCGCCTATGCTACCAAGGTATTCACCAAGTGTCTGCGTATCGGATAGTTTTGTAGCAGCGGTAAATTCTTTGTGCCAGTCGCGTTGTACATTTTTAGAATAACGCGGATCGCTTAATCTTTCTGGTATGGTTTTTCTTCCAGCAGAAAACTTCTTGCTGCGGTTCTCTAATGGATTGCCGAGAAGCGTTTCGCCAAGGTATTCACCGACCTCGGCGTTTTCTACACGACCAATCGCTGGCGGCGTTGGGTTATTATAGAACTTTGATAGTCGCCCTTCTTTCAGCAGTGTCTGAATACAAGATGCTTGGTTTACGGTTGGCGACCTAAGATTAAATGCTCTGAACGCTGAACGTATTTCATGAATAGAAGGTTCGCTTCTGAAATAGTGGAAATAATTATCATAAATTGAGACGTTCAGTTGCGAGGTGCTGTCATGATCGACATTTATATCTTTAATACCGTACTGACTTGTCTCTAGGTACAATCCGGTGTTGGTTTGTTTTGCCGCTCGGTCAATGGCGCTGTCAATGTACCAAGGCATCGTCATCAACGGATCATAAGTATCAGGCACCTCGTAATCAGTTGTAGTTACGATGGTGGGGTTTATGCCGGAATTTGTACTTTTTGCTACCACGCATTCCTCAGCTTTGTTTGCCTGAAACGCATGATCTGACGTAAATGATCGTCGCGCGAACTTCGACTTTTGGGCGAATTCAGCAGTCCATGCTTCGGTCGCCTTACCAACTAGACTTCCG